TGTGGTTTTCCGGCAGGTTCTGTAAAATAAGCTCAGATCAAAACAATAACGGGAGGAGCTTATGCAACAGAATATTGAATTTGAGCGGTGCATTGATTTTCTGGTACGGATGATTGATAAGTACGGCGCTGAAGTCCTCCGGGAGTTGGAGGAAGAAAAACAGAATAAGGAAGAAAAAGAAGCGGCAGTTTCCTGAAATACAAAATGTAAATCAGACTGTCGCTTTTTTCATGTATTTTTAAATCAAATAAATTTTAAAAGCTGATGCAGAGTGTGTGACTCATTATTCTGGGAAGCGGTAATACGAGTATCAAATGGCTTGAAATGATTCTGTGTATAAAAGCTCAGAAGAAATTCATTATCTTCGCATTCAAGAAACTCCATAACGCCGCCTACGGAATATTTGAGACTGGATATGGTTTCCAGTGCAAATCCCAGTAGAATATTTCCAGGGATTCGTTTATTCTTTGGAAGAGAATAGTTCTTTCCCAACTGGGCGATCAGGTAAGCTGCGGTAGTATAGGATTGTGTTTCTTCATCCAAAATACTGACACAGGACAGCTTTTTTGCCATTGTCTTGCTGATATTTGAAGCACGGACAGAGATTGGTTTTACTGTAAGTGAAAAATAACCAACCAGTGAAGCATCTTCAGCATCAAATACCAGATAAGTGATAGATTGATCTTTTTTGGTAAACTCAATCGCATTATGTAATAAAAAGTATTCCACATCGAGATTTTTTGGACAAGAAAAATCGGAGAGTAAGTCGTAAAGACTTTCCTCTCCGATATATGTCGGTTCGTCTTTATCCAAATATGCCCGAATATTAACGGTAAAATATTTATCAGACATGTTTTTTCTTCCTTTTTGACATTAAAGCTAAGATTTCCTGTGGGTTCGTTAACTGACGTCCGGGAAGTGTCTGCTTTGGTGTGCGGTCACGGTCGGCTTCGTCAATTGCTGCGACAAAACGCTTTACGCTATTTGGATTGGATACGACAAAATTATGAGTAATACTTGAAGTAGCCATACTAACACCTCCTCTTTTTTGGCTTTTTTGTGTATTTATAGTATATGCAATGTGTGATAAAAACACAATATCAAAAACAGAAATTATTTCTAAATAATTTTCAAGCCGGACATTTATTAGACACTTCCGGTAAGCGAACAATATTTTCGAGCCAATCATTTATAAGTCGCCAATGGTGGGCGGGCAATATTTTGATAACAGAAATGCTCTGTATCTAACTTAATTATACGATTGGCGAAGAAATGCGTCAATACGGAAAATAAGTATTGAAAATAGTTGGAACAAGTACTAAAATAAGGTTGGGACAATGAAACAGAGTTATACTGCGAGGAAGATTATGAAGAATAAAAAGATTAAATGCGATATATATACCAGAGTATCCACAACCATGCAGGTAGATGGCTACAGTCTGGATGCTCAGAAAGAAAAACTCAAGAGATATGCGGAATTTCAGAATATGGAAATCGTAAATGAGTATTCCGATGAAGGTAAATCTGGAAAGAGCGTAGAGGGCAGACCGGAATTTCAGAGAATGTTGGATAATATTGAGAATGGAACAGATGAGGTTCAGTTTGTACTGGTGTTCAAGCTTTCCAGATTCGGTCGTAATGCGGCAGATGTTTTAAAGTCTTTGCAGAGGATGCAGGATTTTGGAGTGAATCTGATCTGTGTTGAAGATGGGATTGACAGCTCAAAAGATAGTGGAAAGCTGATGATTTCTGTTCTGTCTGCGGTGGCAGAGATTGAACGGGAGAATATCCTTGTTCAGACAATGGAAGGACGTAAGCAGAAAGCAAGGGAAGGAAAATGGAACGGTGGGTTTGCTCCATATGGCTATGAGCTGGTAAATGGAGAATTGCAGATCGCAGAAGACGAAGCAGAGATTATTCGTCTGATTTATGATAAATTTATTCATACCAATATGGGAATCTCTGCGATTGCCGCATGGCTGAACCAGCATGGATATAAAAAGAAAAAACGACAGAATAATACACTGGACGCATTTGCCGCTTCATTTATAAAAGGCGTTCTGGATAATCCGGTATACTGTGGAAAGCTGGCTTATGGACGAAGGAAAAACGAGAAAGTTTCTGGTACAAGAAATGAATACCGCATTGTAAAGCAGGAAAATTATATGCTGCACGATGGTATCCATGAAGGGATTGTTTCAGAAACAGACTGGGAGCTGGCACATCAAAAACGGGAAAAAACAGGTGTGAAATATGAAAAGACACATAGTCTCGATCATGAGCATATTTTATCCGGAATATTGAGATGCCCGTTATGTGGAAGTGGCATGTATGGAAACGTGAACCGAAAGAAAAAGAAAGACGGAACTTTATATAAGGATTATTTCTATTATGCCTGCAAACATCGTCGCCTGGTAGATGGTCATAAATGTGGATATCGTAAACAATGGAGTGAGGAGAAGATTAACAATGCAGTGGAAGAAGTTATTCGGAAGCTGGTGAAGAATCCGAAATTTGAAGAAGCAATTTTGAATAAAATCGGTTCAAGAATAGATACAGAAGAAATAGAAAAAGAGATTGAAAGACTGGAAAAACAGCATAGGCAGTTGACAGGAGCAAAAGGAAGACTTGGACAGCAGATGGACAGTCTGGATATCATGGATAAATTTTATGAGAAGAAATATCAGGATATGGAGACAAGGTTATACCGTTTGTATGATGAGATTGAAGGCGTGGAGAACAGTATAGAGGAAGTCAAGAACCGCCTGTTGAATATCCGGCAACAGAAAATATCAGAAGAAAACGTCTATCAATTTCTTTTGTATTTTGATAAACTATATGATAAGTTCACCGACCTGGAGAAGAAAGAATTTCTTAACAGTTTTGTAGAACAGGTGGATATTTATGAGCAGGAGCAGCCAGATGGCAGATTTCTGAAGCACATAAAGTTCCGTTTTCCGGTGTATTTCGGAGACCGGGAGACACAGGAACTTTGTTGGGACAACGAAAGTACCGTTGAGACGGTAGTTTTAATGTCAAAGGTGAACCCTAATAAGTAAATAAAGTGTAGAAAACAAAGGACTTTCTCAAGGACTATCGTTAAAAGGTATATGAAGTCGTTGTGAAAGTCCTTTTTTAGTGCTCGAAAATAGTCGAGTGGGAATTGGTCTACTCGGTCGGGTTGACACTAGGGAATGGATAACAAAGATTTGAACCCTAGAGGGGTTCATTATGTATTCAACCTTATGTTGGCGTACAGGATATAGATATCCACGGAATTGCAAAACGATAGGACATCTTGATAAAACTCAAATTTCGTGATATAATATTATGACTAAGTTTGACTAGAATTAAATTGCCGGAAGAGTAGATTAAGGAGTGGATAAATGCAAATTAGTTATAAGCCTTTATGGCATACACTTTTGGAAAAGGGAATGTCTAAAGAAGATCTTAGAACAATGGCAAAACTATCAACAAATGCCATTGCGAATATGGGAAAGGATAAGAATGTAAGTATGTCAACCTTACTTAAAATATGTGAAACCCTTCAGTGTGATTTGGATGCTGTGGTGGAATTAAAAGGACTGGATTCAGTAAAGGAAACGGAAAGTGAGGAAACGGTGACTCGGTTTGATCATAAAACATATTCACCAAGACTGGTGTCATTGTTTTCTGGCTGCGGTGGAATGGACAAAGGATTTGAAGATGCAGGCTATTCTAGAGTATGGGCAAATGACTTTGATAAAGATGCCCAAGCGGTATTTAGACTCAATCTAGGCGAAATTGATGGAAGAGATATAACTACAGTACCTGTAGATGATATTCCGGATTGCGACATTCTAACTGCTGGATTTCCATGTCAGCCATTTTCAAACGCCGGCAATCGTAGGGGTGTTTATGACGAGAGAGGTGAATTGTATCTCGAGTGTTTGAGAATTATAGAACATAAGCAACCACGAGCAGTATTATTTGAAAATGTTAAAGGTTTGATGTCTTCCAAACACCAGAGCGGAAAAAAATTAATTGATGTAATTAAGGAGGACTTAGAAAGACTGGGCTATTTCGTCAATTACAAGGTTGTAAATGCATCAGATTATGGAGTTCCACAAAACAGAGAACGTATGATACTAGTAGCTTTGAGAAAAGATCTTGGAAAAACATTTGAATTTCCACCTGTTCAGAGCGATAAAAGTAAGCTAACGTTACGACATATTTTGGACATTCCTGCAGATGTACCAAATCAGACATTTTGGCCATATTCTCCTCAAGCACAAAATATGGTTGATCAGATTCCAGAAGGAGGTTCATGGAAGAGCATTCCATATGAGAACCTTTCCCCGAGATTCAAAAGAATTAGAGATGATATGAAAAGATATCATGCTCCAAATTTTTATAGACGCTTTAGTAGAGATGAAATAAACGGAACGATTACAGCATCTGCTCAGCCGGAAAACTGTGGAATAACACATCCAACAGAGAATCGACGATATACAATTCGAGAAATTGCACGAATTCAAACGTTCCCGGATGACTTTAAATTTATTGATAATACAACTAAAAATATAGTAGCAATGTATAAAGTAATAGGAAATGCTGTACCTTGTCATCTTGCAGAGGTAATAGCAAATGCTATTTACGAGCAAGCTTTTGAGGAGGAAAAATAAATGAATTATTACATAAAAAAAGACCAGGTTAGTGAATCAATAGAATACTTTAAAAATGCAGGATTTGATACCGATGATATGCTGTTCTTGTTTTTAATGGCTAAGCATATGGGAGTGAGTGCTTCTTACCCTGTAACATTCTTAAACAGTGCTTTAACTTCTGAGCAAAAGAAGGAAGAGTTAAATTCTTTATGGTTGCTTGGTGGATTATTTGATTCTGGAGAAATGTGTAGTTCAAAAGGAGTTATGTTCCCAACTGCTTTTAGAAAGTTGGCCTTTTATCAACCAGGAACTGAATTTAATAAAATTCCCGGAAGAATGAAAGATACCGTTGAAAAGAAGAATATTAATGTGACTATTTTTAACGATGTGGATTCAAAACTTACCCTTAGAAGTAATTATAAGGATTTGATTGATGACAAATATTTAAAGGGTCAAAAAATATCATTATCCAAATTAGCAGCTTGGATTTTCCGCTTTAGCTCATTTGAGTTTGATTCAATACCAAATGAGAAGCAGTTTTCAAGAGTATTGGATAAAGCAATCAAGAAGTATTTTAAAATAACAAAGAATGATTTCCTTTGGTTGTTCGAGGATGACCTCTCAAATTGTCGTTTAATTCCCGATGCAGACAGTATTACGGGGCAGGAAGTAAGAGAGCAGTTTGATTTTGACGCAACAAAGATGCCTGAAGTTAATGTGATTTCAGCACCTGAAGACGCCCAGGTTAGTATCTATGATAAGGATACGGTGGCACATTACTTGGCATTAAATGGAGATAATCCTAGCGACAGCGATATATATGATATTCTGATGAATAAGGAACAAATTGTGTTAACTGGAGTGCCAGGTGTCGGAAAATCAAGATATACAAAAAATCTTACAGAAAGTGGGAAATTTGTTGATAGCTTAACGATACAGTTTCATGCAAATTATTCATATGAAGATTTTATTGGTGCTGAAGTTCTTAAATCAGAAGTTGGAGGAACATACGTCACTACTAAACAAGGAGTGTTCTTAAAATATATTGAGAAGGTCAAGAGTGATCCGAATAAATCAAATAAATATTTGCTGGTGATTGACGAATTGAACCGTGGAAATATTGCAGAAATATTTGGAGAATCAATACTTGCTTTGGACAGAAATTATGAGGCGAGTTTGTCAAAAGAATATGAAGATGTAGGAACGCTCTCAATTCCACGCAACTTGTACATTGTGGCAACGATGAATACAAGTGATAGAAATATTGCTTTCTTGGATTTAGCTATAAGAAGAAGATTTGCATTCGTACCTCTTTTGCCAAACTATGACTTCTTATCAGAGGAAGTTGTATTCCAAGACTTTGATTTGGGAAATATTTTAAAACAGATTAATCAGAGAATTATTGACACTTTAAAAGACCCAGAGCTTATTTTAGGCCAGTCCTATTTTATCCCGAAGGCAGATGAGTCGGATAAATATATTTGGGAAGCCAATGATTTTAAAAACCAGTTTAATTTTGTCTTGTTACCAACATTAAGAGAATACAGCTTTAATAATGCGAGTGCCATTGGATCAATTGTCGGAGAAAACCTGTCCGATGGAATACAAGATTTAGATGATTTCATGGCTTCATTCTCTGCTGAATTTGGAGAATGAGGAGATGTGCTATGGAAATAATGGAGTCTGCTGAACAAAACATTATTACTGTTCAACCAGAAGAAATTGCTTTTTTTGAAGAGTTCACTAAAAAGTATGCGATTAGCTGGACCAGAGAAGAAAAACTGAACAATATCCTTCCTTTAAGTAAGTCGTATGTTGGTTATATAACAACTCCAACAAGAATTATATCTTTGAATCCTAAGTATCACGAAATTGGATTTGAACACATTATACGAATTTATCTTTATGTGTATGGGTACAGACCAACTGATAGTGCAGCGATTTTGGATGTTTCTGAGTCTGAAACAAGTGCTGATGTTGCATCAATGTTTATTAAGAATCTCAAAAGAAATATTCAAGAGGGAATTATACGTTCTTATCAAAAGACAGATATTAGAAGCGAGTCGTTGCAGGGTAAAGTTAATTATACTCGAACTTATACGAATGTACTTACTGGTAAAGGGAAACCAGTTATGAGTAGAGTATCAAAATTGTCGATTAAGAATAATATTAATTCGCTGATACTATCTGCATTAGAAAAATTAAAACATACGGACGAATATTTCTCAGACGCGGCACAGTTGGAAATGTATTTTTACGGAGCGGACAGAAATGTTCAAAATGGCAGTGCTTTACTTCAAGAAATAACTTTTAATTCCAATACTGCTAGATATAGGAGAACTTTAACGTATGCAGCAATGATTATTGATCAATTAACATACAGTGATAAGGGGTCTTCCGTTGGAACTGACAGTTTTTTGATTAACTTTGATAGGCTGTTTGAAGATTTTGTGGCTAAAGTCCTTAAAGAAATCCCAGAAAAACGTGAATTTACAACGTGGTCAGCTAAGAAAAGATTTGCAGATGTAATAGGTAGTACTGGCGTATATTCCGGAAGAGAATATCAACCGGACATCATATATAGGTATAAAGAGGAAGATGAAGCATTTGACTATATGCCATCGGCTTATGCTGTATTGGATGTAAAAAATAAAGCATATGGACAATTTAAAAATGCAGATATCTACCAGATTATGATGTATGCAAAATTGCTTCATAGTGAAAAAGCATTGTTGCTATACCCATCGTTCACCAATAGAAGAACGGAAACACTCTCGTTAAATTCCGAAATTTTCAATCCATCCTTAATATATGCTTGTTTTGTAAATATAGGTGATGAGAGTGGTGAAAAATTTCTGCAATCGATTCATGAGTTTGCAAATAATGTTGTATATACAATACAGGATATACAGCATTTGTAGAGAATGAGCTAAACTAAGGCTTGATCAGTGAGTTATGCAAGGATATATTTCTTTGAAATTTCAACAATTAACACTTGACTATATAAGGAGGTGATCTGGTTGAAGATAATACTTAATTACAAATCGTATTATGAAGCATTTAAACTCGGTGTTACAGACAACGGGTTTACGGATGTTGCCAGATTGCTTTTTTATCCAATATTTGAAGAAAAGACTATTCTTGACGAGAAATTAAATCCATACGATGTGGATAATGTTAACGCAAGTGCCTGGGGAAACGGATATAAAACAATTCCTAAGGAAATACAGGCAGCTGTTGGGAAGAATGAAATGCTCACGAAGATCATTGCATATTTCAACTCATCAGTAGTTCCGGTATTAAGCGATGCAATTGCCGATGAAATGTATGATGCAATGAAAGAACTTGTTGAGAATTGTGACTTGCGAGATTCCAAGAAGCAGCAGCTGATGAAATATTATGCTGACGGTAAATATGGCGAATTCCTAGGGCGAGTGTTTCAAAGAGCTTTGTTAGGGAATAACAAGGTCTCTTCACCACAGAGAAAGAAGAGTGCATCCGATGCAAAAAGCGAGTCCATTGATGAGTTTAATAAACTCATTCGTGGAGGGATGAAAAAACCAACGACAGTTGTTCCAGACGAAATCCAACCAGATGAACTTGGTTATGTAACTGCATTATATGATGCCTACGAGGATGCTCATAGCGTTCATATCAATGTTCCGGCTGACCTTGATTCCATTGGATGTAGAGAGCATTTTGATAGACAGAGAAAGAACTATTATCTAGCAGAAACAATTGATAGGAAAACAAGAGATTCTGTGAAAAAAGAAGAGGATGGTCTGTTTGACACATTAAAAGATGAAGTCGAATCTGGAATTTATGAGATAAGCCATCGTACATATCCAAATGGTCTTGAAAAAGCGGATACAGTTCTAGATAGAGCCGGAACAATCTCATTATCGGTAAACACTCAAAATTCATTTTTTAATTGGATTGGACCGGGAGAGAAAAAAGGAGTGTGCCACATGTTGGTAAATGATGAAAGATTGGAGTGGGTAGATAAAGATGGAAAGGGATATACGGCAGAAGTCAAAGCGCTTCTTACCAAGCGTGGCGTAAGCAAACTGTCAGATGTGGATGCGAAGGATTATGCAGCACTTCTTGCTGAAGTGGAGGTGATTGGAAATGCCGGATAAACACGCAGTACTTTCTGCATCTTCCAGTCACAGATGGCTTGCCTGCCCGCCATCAGCACTTCTTTGTGCAAAGGAAAAGGACAAGCCTAGTGAATTTGCCCTGCAGGGAACGGATGCTCATACACTTTGCGAACATAAGCTGAAAACAGCACTGGGGCAGCAGTCCAAAGATCCGGTGGAGGACCTTACCTTCTTTGATGAAGAGATGGCAGACTGCACCGATATGTATGCACAGTATGTGATGGAGCAGTTATCTGCAGCAAAAGAAAGATGCAGTGATCCAAGGAAAAAAGCATCGAAACAGGTATTGGAAAGTACCAACACCTTTATGCATTTTCTGGGAAGATTATCTGCGGGGAATGTGGAGTGAAGTTCAAGCGAAGACAGCATTATAAGCCAAGTGGAAAATATGTGTCTTGGACTTGTAACACACATATAACAGATAAAAATGCTTGTTCTATGATGTTTATTCGTGACGAGGATATCAAGCTTGCATTTTTGAGAATGATTAGAAAACTTCAGACAGCACAGACACAGGTGCTGAAACCATTTATTTCAGATCTCAAGGGAACGAATAACAAAGGAAGATTACATCAGGTACTGGATTTAGAAGAACAGATAGAACAGAACGCAGAGCAGATAATGGTTCTCACCAATCTGATGGCTTCCAATTATATAGAGCCGGAGATTTTTCATGCAGAAAAGAATAGGCTGACCTTGGAGGCTGACAGGCTTGCAAAAGAAAAAGAAGTTCTTTCAAAAAGTATTAACGGAGATCTTACTCATTTGGATGAGGCACAAAAACTCATGCGGTTTGTATCAAAGAAAACAGAAATCAAAGAGTTTGAAGATACATTGTTTTTAGAATATGTTGATACGATTACAGCCCGTTCCAGAGATGAAATAACCTTTAATTTGAAATGCGGACTGAATTTGACGGAAAGGTTGGTGAGAGCATGACACATACACCCTTTGGATACATCATTGAAGACGGAAAAGCAGTCATTGACGAAACCAATACAGAAAAAGTGAGGAGACTATTTCATGAATACGTGGAATGTGGATCTATGAGAGCCGCTGCTAAGAAAGCGGGCATTGATAAAACCCATTCGATGATTGGCAGATTTCTGAAAAATAAGGTGTATGTTGGTACTGAGTATTATCCGCAGATTGTGGATGAGAATACTTTTGCAAAGGTACAGGAAATCCGAAAAAGTAATGCGAGAAGCCAAAATCGAATACGAGAGTATAAGGTTCCTCCAAAAGTGGAGATTGGCACTTTCGCCATCGGGAAAGTAACGAAAAAATATGATGATCCATACAAGCAGGCAGAGTATGCGTACAGTCAGATTACGGAGGTAGCAAATGAATGAGAATGTAACATTGATTCCTGCCAGAAGGCGGGCAGGCAACCGAATATCAAAAGAAGAAAATAAGCCAAAGCTAAAGGTCGCAGCGTACTGCCGAGTCAGTACTGACAGCGATGAACAAGCGGGAAGTTATGAAATGCAGGTTCAGCACTATACAGAATATATTGGCAGAAATAAAGAATGGCAACTTGCCGGAATCTATACGGACGATGGAATCTCCGGTACCAATACCAAGAAGCGAGAAGGCTTCAATGAAATGATCGATGATTGTATGGCCGGCAAAGTTGATATGATTATTACAAAGTCCATCAGCCGATTCGCAAGAAACACCATCGATTGCCTGAAATATGTGAGACAGCTGAGGGAAAAGAATATAGCCATTATATTCGAAAAGGAAAACATCAATACACTGGAAGCGTCCGGAGAACTGCTTCTTACCATTATGGCCTCGCTGGCACAGCAGGAGTCCGCATCCTTGTCGCAGAATGTAAAGCTGGGACTGCAGTTCCGATATCAGGAAGGAAAGGTGTTGGTTAATCATGAGCATTTCCTTGGATATACAAAGGACGATGATGGCAATCTTATCATTGATGAGGGTGAAGCAAAAATTGTCCGAAGAATTTATAGAGAGTACTTAGAAGGAGCAAGTTTAAGAGATATTGCAGAAGGACTGGAACGAGATAAAATCAAGACTGGTGGAAAGCGATATAAATGGCACTTTAGTACAGTTAAAGGAATCCTTCAAAACGAAAAATATATCGGCGATGCACTCCTGCAGAAAACAATTACCACGGACTTTATTGAAAAGACCAGAATAAAAAACGATGGAACGGTTCCACAATACTATGTAAAGGATAATCACGAAGCAATTATTCCGAGAGATATTTTTACTCAGGTACAGGAAGAGATTTTGCGAAGAGCTAATATGACCAGCGGTAGAGATGGGCAAAAGCGCCGTATATACTCTAGTAAATATGCACTTTCCAGTCTTTGCACTTGCATGAAATGCGGAGATATTTACAGACGAATGGTATGGAATAATCGAGGCAAGAAATCTGTGGTATGGAGGTGCTGCACGAGAGTGGAGAATGGACCCTCCGCTTGTTCTGCACCAACAATACCAGAAGAACAACTTCAAGAAGCTGTAGTTGATGCTATGAATACGGTTTTAGAATATTCTGATGATGTAAAAAACATTTTGGAAGAGAATATCCTGGAGGTGATTTATCAAGATAATTCTGATGCAATCGATAAAATTAATAAAGAGATTGCAGAAAAACAGAAAGAACTTCTGGAGTTGGTACATGGCAAAAAAGACTATTCTGAATGTGCTGATGAAATGGAAGAATTAAGGCAGAGCAAAAAGTTGCTGCTAGTGGAACATGCTAAGTCCGAAGGTGTAAAACAGCGTATCAATGAACTTTCAGAGTATATCCATTCGGAGGACGCACAAATAACGGAATACAATGAAAAACTAGTTTGAAAGTATATTGATCAGATAAAAGTGTACGATGACAGATTTGTGATTTGTTTTAAGGCAAAGGTGGAGATTGTGATAAATAGGTAATGTATAAAAGATAGATTATGATGGATGAAATAGCCTCATTGCTGAGAAAGAATTCTTAGCAATGAGGTCATTTTTTGTTTACTTTCTGTACATTGACAAATTTATTGTCAAGTGATATTATATTTTCATAAGGAGGAGGCACCAATGGAAGAAATTCAGAGAATGCAAGATAATTTGCTGTTAATACGCAGAACTATAGGGTGGACTGCGGCAGAGTTCGGAGATCAAATTGGTGTTACACGTCAGACGATAAACAACATTGAAAGCGGAAGAAATAAGCTGACAAAGACTCAGTATATCGCCATGAGAAGCGTAATTGATGCAGAGATTGTGAAGCACCCGGAAGAAACTCAGATGGTTAAAACTCTGCTGGATATGTTGATTGATCATCCAGAGAATTATTTAAAAGCAGATTATAATGAGCTTATAGAGAAAGCAAATTTGATGTCACCGTCAATTTTAGCGGGTACTGCAACAAGAGAGACTGTTTCTAAAGAGTGGATGAAGGCTGCAGGAGCGATTGGAGCGGTTGTTGCAAGTACAGTGGCAGTTCCTTTAGCAGGGACACCAATTGTCGGTGCAGTAGTTGGCGGTTGGCTCGCAAAAGCAGTCAAGACTACAGATAAGAAAAAGAGGGATAAGTGATGAGCAACGATAAGAAAGGGTATATTACCAAAAAGAAAGATATGAATTTTCAGAGTGTAGAATCACTTCAATCCGTTGTTAATGTGGTGAATGAAGCGGCTGCCGCTGTGAACGACAAAAAGAGAACAATAAGGGAGAGTGCAATTCCAGAAGTGTTAGCCGGGGCACTCGGTGCAGGTATTGGTGGAGTTGGTTCATTTGCGGCCTTATATGGATTAGGTTCGGTTGTGGGACTTTCAGCTGCAGGGATAACATCGGGACTAGCTGCAGCTGGTGGTATTGTAGGTGGTGGAATGGTAGCGGGAGTTTTTGTACTTGCTGCACCAGTTGCTGTTCTTGGAGGTGTTGGTGTAGGAGTTGCATCGCATCTGAAGAACAAACAATTACGCCAAGAAAAAGAGAGACTTTATAAGGAAGCCTTAAGTAAACATGATGCAATAATTAAAGCCTTAAAAGAAGAAACTGATTCAGACAAAGAACGAATGGATTATCTGCAGAGCTTAAACATACTACTTCAAAGAGCAATAACAGATTTGCAGAAAGATTTAGGTAAAGCAGTATAACGGGAGGTGCGCAGATGGGACAGGAGAATGAAGAGTTAGAAATGCAAAATACTTCAAATAGTGTGTTTGACAATTTTGCAAATGAAATAGAAGAACATCCGAAAGAAACGGGGTTCGGTATATTAGCTCTCCTGGGAGCATTGGGTGTCACTAATTTTATACAATGGAGAAAAAGACGGAAAGAGCAAAAATGTCATGAAGAGGTAGAAAACCTTCAAAAAGATGTACTTCGAAAACATGATGCTCAAATTCAAGATTACAAAGATTTATCCGAAGAAAATGAGTATTTAAAGAAGCTGAATAATTCCCTGTGTGATGCACTTGTAGAGTCAAATGAAGGAGGTGGATTGAATCATGACGGATAAAAGCAGAAGTACGGAGATAGAAATAAATAAGGTAATTGTACATCATGATTCAATGTTAAAGGAAATCCAGGAAAAAAGAAGTCATGCATCACGATTTGATACTTCTGCCGCAGAAAAAATACTAAAAAGCAGAGGATATAATTTACCACAGCAAAATGAATCTGTAGTACCATTAAATAAGCAACGAGTAGTGGTAGTTCGTCCTTGGAATGAGATTCTTGATGAGGCGAATAGGTTTGTAGATGGTAAGTGCAACATAGAATCTATATTTACGGAAGAAGAATTGGCACAAAATAAAGAAGTCATTCGCATGATAAATGAAGAATTTAATCAAATACATCGACTCGATAAAGTTGATGTAGCAATTGGTGCACTTGCTGGAATGGTGGGAGCTGCGGTTGACATGTTGATGGTTGGCATTCCACAGAAAACCTCTGAAGGATTGAAAGCAGGACCGTTATCAAACTTTATAAGAGCTTATTTTGATAGTAATTTTCCAGAAGCGGAAATGCAGAAACTTGCTAATTCGAAGGTAAGCAAGGTTCCATTTGATGCACAGGACAATCGCCATACAACAATTCGAGTCGAAGGCTTATCTGCTTACTATCACAGATTATTACAGCTTGGACATGATCCGATATTGGGATTTGTCTTTGGTGTTGCCGATATTTTAACTGGTCGCATGACAACCATAGACAAAACAGGTAAAATTGTTAGCCAGGTGATGGAGAACTATGCTGATAGAAAAGAAACGGAAATATTCAAGGCACTAGCAAAGCAGATTGCTCATTTTAAATCTGATATAACTACATCAATGGGATTACCGGCACCATTTATGAGTTTGTTCAATCTCCTTCAATTCGGAAATATTGGTGAATATGATCAAACCATTGCTGAAATAGTGCAGGGTATGTATTATGAGGGATATGACTTTATTCATTTTTGCTCTATGGCCGTTCCGGCAATGTTGGTAGAGGTAATAGTCCGAATCGGATATGCATTCAAAAGAATTGGCGAAGGCCATGCAGTAAAGGATTCTATCCCGGTTTCTTTAAATAGGGAAAAGCATCCGAAGTTGGCAACAATGTTATTTTTAGGACATTCTGCAGCAACCGCTATAAATACCGGAAAGGTTGCTTTTACGGAAAACCCTATGGCAATCAATTACCCTCAGTGGATTGCTTTTACAAAGTACTCATATTCTCAACTAAAATGGGCGATTATTGAGAAACCTGCTATGAAAGATGCTTATGTGACTGGAAAGATATATGAGGAATTGAAAGAGGTATTTGATGAGGTGGACAATACCTTTGAAGAATATACACGAGATAAAATAGTTATTTATAGTTGAGGAGAAAGTAAAAAACTATTTGGAAGTGTTGCTATGAAAAATGCAGAACCTTTAAGTAGGGACGAACAAGTGATAAAAGGAGGTCTCCTATTTGAAAAAGAAAAAAGATGAAATAACCATCCGTTCCAGTGCAGCGGAATATCTGACCTATGTTGCCTCTGTTGGTGATCAGCAGGACAGCATTGAGATGCGCTATGAGGATGAGAATATATGGCTGACACAGAAGATGATGGCCACGTTGTACGATGTGGATGTTCGCACCATAAATTATCATGTAAAAAAAATCTTCAGTGATAGCGAATTACAAGAGGATTCAGTTATCCGAAAATTTCGGATAACTGCCGCTGACGGAAAAAGTTACAGCACAAATCACTATTCCTTGGAGATGATCATTGCTGTTGGATTCAAGGTCAATTCTGAGCGTGCGGTGCAGTTCCGTAAATGGGTCAATCAAATTGCCAAGGACTACACCATCAAAGGCTGGGTTATGGATGACGAAAGATTGAAAAATGGTGGCTCTATACTTACAACAGAATATTTTGACCGTTTGCTTGAGCAGATTCGTGAGATCCGTTTGTCTGAGCGTAGGTTCTATCAGAAGATAACGGACATTTACGCCACAGCTCTTGATTACGACCGCACAGCAAAAACGACAAAGCAGTTTTTTGCCAAGGTGCAGAATAAGATGCATTATGCAGTTCACGGACATACGGCTGCAGAGTTAATTTATGAGCGAGCAGATGCTGATAAGCCACATATGGGGCTGACCACGTGGGCAGCAGCACCGGAAGGAAAGATTGTAAAAAGTGATGTGAGTGTTGCAAAAAATTATCTTTCTGATCAGGAAATGCGTTCATTAGAGCGTATTGTTTCAGCGTATTTAGATCTGGCAGAGGATCGTGCAGAACGTCACATTCCGATGACAATGGAGGACTGGGCAAAGCGTCTGGATCTATTCCTGATGGCAGATGACCGAGAGGTTCTTCAGGATGCAGGCAAAATCACGGCAGAGATTGCCAAGGCTAGAGCTGAGACCGAATTTGAAAAATATCGTGTCATTCAGGACAGACTGTTTATGTCTGACTTTGATAAATATATGTTGGAATTGGAAGAGAATGCGAAGAAGTAGATTGTAGAACAGTGATGGTATTTGTTGCGAATGTTAAATCGAGAATTTGATAGAGCGAGGCGAGTTAATGAGGATTATTGACATACATGGCATGACCAATATGGAGCTTGTTCGGGGAGAAACCAACGAATGGTATTGGGCAACGGATTATATTCACGGAGATCTCTATGAAGCGGAAGAACTGTTCCGGCAGGGGCATTCAGTGAAAAGTAACCGCTTGTATCTTATTCACTATCCAGATGGTACGGTCTATGAGCCTGTGCCGCCTGTGGACGGTCAATACCTTGGTTATCCAGTGTATGATGATGGCACTGTTGTGCTACTGGTAGTGAATTTTGCAAAAAGCAAGATACATATTCTTCGTTTTCTGCATCAACAGGAGGAAACACAGGAAGTGGTACAGTTGCCTTTGTCAACGGTAAAAGACTGCTATAATCTCATGCTACATACCTCGCCGTTGTCGCTGACTCGTCAACCCGATAACGGTACATTTGAAATTATCTGGCCTGAGGAAGCGAGCTTTGTGATAAATGATAGAGAAACTCTTAACTTTCGGGATGGAGATAAACTCTATTTCAATATTTGGTACGAAGACCCGGACTATCGGGAGGAGACGCTGGTGCGTTCTCTGCGAGACGGCAAAATTATAGATCAAATTCACGGCGATATTTGCGTAATGCCAAACGGGGAACGGTGGCTTATCCAATAGCTTTGTCGTACAAATTCCGGCTTGCAAGTCAGTACACTTTTTAACGATAGCTCCGACCTATCGTTAAAAGGTTTGGGGATATGTTCCCAAGCACAAATGCAAAAATCGGTAATTCATACAGAGCTGTCCTTTCATGTGGAGACGGTTGTTCTTTTGTCCCAACAAAAACCAGATGACACGATAGAGATCGACTTAGACCTGGACGAGCTGGATGCCACCAGTGCCGAGTTGAAAGCAACCTATCAGGAAATCAAAGATTATGTGCTGAAAGAATTTGGCTTGAAGGTTTCAAATTTATATATTTCTCAGGTAAAACGCAAATGTGGAATTGAAGTGGGAGAAAACTATAATCTTCCAAAATCAGAAAATGCAAGAGTTCCACAATGCCCGAAAGAGAAAGAAGATGCTATCAAGGCTGCCCTGAAATATTTTGCGATGATCTAAGGATATCGCTGATTTCAAGGAGGAATAACACATGAAAAGCACATTTGAAAAAATGGGTGGAACCTACACACTGGGAGCAGACGGAATTTACTATCCGAATCTTGTCAGTACAGATGAAGAACCGCATTATGGGAAATATGGAATGCTGCGGAAAACGTATCTGAAAGAGCATCGTCCGGCAATGTATTCTCTGTATATGTTGGAAGACAGATTGACAAAACATCTGAATGCCGTGGATGATGAAGCACAGGAGAGGATGGGTATTCTGGTGCGTCAGATGATGGAGAAGCAAGGCGTTACGGAAGAATTGAAAGCTCGTGATTAGATGAAATGGGTCAGAGCGATAAATGGTATTCGTAATATGGCGGAAGAGATTGTGTTAAATGAATTGATTTACAGGTAAACAAAGAGCTGAACAGGTAGGAAGAAAAATCCTATTTGTTCAGCTTCTGCATTTGTAAGGGTTCAAAGAAGAATCAAATTACAATTCCATATCAGGTGACCTTTTCTAAGTTCCGGAAGGTTGTTTTTTCTGCCATGGTTATAAGTTACACAGATTTAATTATTCCATAGTATGGCTTGAAAAATATCCGAATATAACTTCACAGAAATAATTATAATGGGGAGATTATTTGATATATTTGTGCTAATATTCTGCAATTCTACTGCTAGTCGATTGATTTATGCGTACTCCCATTATAATATGTGTGCAGGAGGTGTGCGCCAGTTCGGTGCCAAATATATAACTGGTGGGAATCCAGTCTGGTAAGACT